AGGCGCAGAACCGTCTGAGCTATTTTGAGCCATACAATTGGCAAAAGGAATTCTACAAGGCTGGTAAGACAAACAAGCAGCGCATGTTGATGGCCGCAAACCGTGTAGGCAAAACGGCTTCGCAAGCGGCAGAGGTTGCATACCACCTCACAGGCTTATACCCAGATTGGTGGGAGGGTATCCGGTTCAACAGGCCGACCAAGATCTGGTGTCTGGGTGTATCCGGTGAGCAGTTGAGGGACGTAATCGTTAAAGAGCTTTGCGGTAACTACTTAGGAGACGGCAAATTTGACGGCTCTGGCCTCATACCTCAAAGGCTCATATTCCAAGTCACACCAGCTATGGGTACGCCACGGCTACCCAGAGATGTGGCGATACGCCATGAGAAGGGGAACACAAGTTTAGTCAGTTTTAAGAGTTACACGCAGGGTCAGCACGTACTGATGGGTAGCTCTCAAGACTATATATGGATTGATGAAGAGCCGACCGACACAGCGATCTACCCCCAGTGCCTGACGCGAACCGCGACAGGTAACGATGGGAAGGGTGGTTTCCTTGTCGGTACGTTAACGCCAGAAAACGGTATGACCGAACTGGTCAGCCAGTTTATGGATCACCCAGCGAAGGGTCAGTTTCTACAGAATGTTACTTGGGATGACGCGCCTCACTTAAATGAGGACACCAAGGCGCAGTTGTTAGAGGCGATACCGGAGTACCAGCGCGATATGCGCTCAAAGGGTATCCCCGTACTAGGTGAGGGGATGATATTCCCCATAGCTGAAGAGGCTATTAAGTGCGACCCGTTCGAGATCCCTGCCCACTATAAGAAGTTGGCTGGCGTGGACTTCGGAATATCACACCCGACTACGTGTGTGTGGACTGCGTACAACCCCGACAACGACACGATCTACGTGTATGACGTTTATAAGAAAGAGGGTGAAGTGCCGGCAGTTCACTCCACAGCGATAAAGGGTCGGGGCAAAGACATCCCAGTTATCTATCCACACGATGGAGATAACACAGAGAAGGGCAGCGGTCGGACACTCGCAGAGATGTACCTCGAAGCGGGGGTGCTGATGATCGGGAAGTTCACAAACCCCGATGGGACAAATTATGTAGAGCCAGCGCTCATGGAGATGCTGGAGCGGTTCAGAACTGGGCGACTAAAAGTGTTCAGCAATCTCACACCGTGGTTTGAAGAGTTCCGCAGATATCACCGTAAGAAAGGAAAAATTCATAAGGAGTTCGATGACCTCATGGATGCAACACGGTATGCGGCTATTAGTGTCACAAGGTTCGGACAGAACCGTGTGGAACGCGAACAAATGACTAACGGTAGATCAGGGTACACATCACATGAATATAGCTTCTGAAATAAACGAAGACGAGTTACTGGCATCACTAGAGAAGAACATCGATGCAGCAGACTCATATGCGAACAGCGAAATAGGTAAGCAGCGAGACAAAGGCCACAGGTACTACTACGGCCAACCGCTGGGTAATGAGCGCACTGGTCGATCTCAACATGTGAGCATGGATGTCTTTGACGCAACTGAGTCGGTGAAGAGCCTATTAATGGAATCCTTTACGGCTGACCGCAACATCTGCCGATTCGACCCTCAAACCGCAGAAGATTTTATGCCGGCAAAGATGGCGACCGCACTAACGAATTTTATCTTCTATCGTGAGAACAAGGGGACAAAGGTTCTCCACGATGTGATCCACGATGCGCTAGTAGCGAAAACAGGGATAGTGAAGCGGTACTTCAAAACAGATTACCAGTACGAAGAAGAAACCTTTGAAGGTTTAGATGAGGCCAGCTTCTCCGTACTCGCGTCCGACCCCGCTATCACGATCACCGAATATGACGAGCAAGCTCAAGCGCAGCAGATGCAAGATCCTCAAACTGGCGAGGTCGTGGAGATATCTCAACCCATGTACAGCGGTGAGCTTTTGCGGAAGATCGACAAGAGCAAAGTCTGTGTTGAGGTCATACCGCCCGAAGATTTCCTCGTAACGCCACGCGCCACTGATGAAGAGGACGCAGATTTTTGTTCGCACCGCACAACCAGAACGCGAGGTGAGCTGCTCAGTGAAGGGTTCGATGACGAGGTGGTCGCCAAGTTAGATGAAGACAGAGACTTGCACGATGACGGTTCTCTGGGGCGGGACTCCGTTGATAGCTATCGACACGATGAGTACGAGGACACCGACAACGACCGCGAGTATGTAACGGTCTACGAGTCCTACATTAAGAAGTACCGTGAAGACTTGCGGAAGTGCGTATTCCTGAAGGTGCTTCACAGCCGCAGAGTCTTACTGGATGTCGAGATTGTCAGTGAGAAACCGTTCCGGTACTTCACACCTTTCCCCATACCTCACCGATTCCACGGGATGAGCTTGGCCGATGTTCTGTTCGATATACAGAAAACTCAGTCGAGCCTGAAACGTGGTGTGGTTGATCACACGTTCATGACTAACACATCACGATTCGTTGCGAATTTATCGTTAGTGAAAAATCCCAGAGACCTGCTTGATAACAAGGTGGGGGCGATTATCGATGTCAACTCCCCTAATCCTGAGAACGTGGTGCGTCCTATGCCGATGCCCAACCTCTCAGGCACGGTGTTCCAAGCTATGGAGTCCCTTGAAGCTGAGAAGGAAGCCCGTAGCGGTATGTCGCGTATGGCGCGAGGTATGGACAGCACCGTTGTCAGCAAACAGAACTCTAGCGACCTAATCACGCAGTTCATGAACGCCAGTAACCGCAGAATCATGGTTATGGCGCGAAACTTTGCTGAAAACTTCCTCAAACCTCTAATGCACGATGTTTATAGGTTAGCGGTAGAGAACGAAGACCAAGAGAAGCTGGTGCAGTTGGACGGTCAGTTTGTGCCTGTGAATCCACAGTTTCTTGGTGACCGCACAGAGATGTCGGTTGCAGTAGCGCTGACACCGGAAGAGCAAATGCAAGAAGCGCAGATGCTGCTAAGTCTAGACCAGCAGTTCACCATGAACCCGAACGATCCAAACATGGGCGGGTTGTACGGAGCACCGCAGCGCCACGCGATGCTCAGTCGAGCCTTTGAGCTTATGAACGTGAAGTCGAGCGCTATGTACCTGTTTGATCCCTCCAGCCAAGAGTACGCGCAGATGCAGGAGCAGATGTCGCAGCAGCAACAGGCGGCTGACCTATTGGCGCAGCAGCAAGCAGAGTTCAATGCCGACATGACACACAGGCAAGTGTCTGTGCTGGAAGGGCAGCTAGAGCTTGATGTGCTGAAAGAGCAGAACCGCATGGTTGAAGATCTACAGAAGCAAGAGCACAAGGAAGAAGAAAACGACAGTCGTCTATTAATGGATGTTGAGAAGCAGAACCACGACATGGAAATGGATGAGAAGGAACTCGCTGTCGAGAAAACTCAAAAACGAAACGTATCAATAGGGTAACGATATGCCAGTTAATCAAGAAGCACTTGAGCAGTTTATTAAGAAGGCGAACGAGAAAAAGTACGCCAAGAAAAAATCGCGCAAACAGGCGTTTGATGAATTTCAAAAATGGAAAGACGGAAAGTTAGATAAAGAAACAACGCTACCAAAGCCTCCAACACGGGGGCGAATGGCGAAAGCCAAGGCGAAACCAAAACCAACCACCTAGTGGAGTTTATATGAGTGAGCTAGATCTAGGCCAAGCGGCCACCGATGCTGATGCAGCTAAAAACATGCTGGAAAGCGAAGTTTTTAACAAAGCATTCATGCAAATGAACAGCCAGTTAATGGATCAAATACTGGCAACCCCCCTTGAAGCCGCAGAGGAAAGAGAGCGGTTGTACAACATGTACAAAGCAGGGCAGTTATTCGTCCAACAATTCGCTGGGTTGATAAACAACTACGAGTTGGCAATACAACGAGAAGAAGTGTAAAATATAGGAGACAGTTCTGATGAGTGAAGAGCAAACCACGCCAGTGGACTCTGTTAACGCAGATCAAGATGTACAAGCACGACTAGTGGCACTACTGGAGTCCGAAGAGGAACAAACCGAACAGCCCGAAGACGAGCAAGAGGTAGATGAGTCTACCGATGAAGTGATCGAAGAAGCTGAAGAACTCGCTGAAGAAGAAACCGAAGAATCAGAGGAGGTCGAAGAAGACCCAACCGAAGAGTCTGAGGAAGAAGCTGAAGACGAGCCTGATGTCATTACCGAAGGTGTGATTGAAATTGATGGAGAACAAGTCTCCGTTGAAGAAATCAAGCTGGGGTATATGCGCCAATCCGATTACACCAAGAAGACGCAAGCTGTTGCCGAACAGCGTAAGGCTGCTGAAGAACAAACGCAGTCCTACGAATCCACATTGAGCGCCCTCTTGACTGCTGCTGGAGCAGACCTTTCACGCTTTGAAGGCGTGAACTGGGAACAGGCAGCAGTAGATAACCCTGACCAATATAAGCAAGCCAAGGCGATGCATGATCAGACGCTACAGACTTACAACTTTATAAAGTCTCAAGCAGAAGAACACATGCAACGGTCTGAAGCCCAGCAACAGGCTGCGATGAAAGATCGCGCAAAAGAGAGCCTGACTGTTCTGAAGTCAACGATTCCCAATTGGAGCAATGATGTCTACTACGCAGTAGGCGAGTACGCCAAGAATTCTTTAGGAGTAACTCAAGAAGAGTTCAACAGTATTACAGATCACCGCTCTATCACGGCAATGTTCAAGGCGATGCAATTTGATCAGGCAAAAACGGAGACGAAGAAGAAAGTTAAGTCGTCACCGAAGAAAACTTTGTCGGGTAAGAAAGCAGATCCAAAGGACTTAGGCAAACAAGAGAAATATCGCAAGTCGCGTGAACGTCTCAAGAAGTCAGGTTCGATGGAGGACGCTGTTCAAGCCCTCTTAAATCGTACTTAATTCAGGAAATATTCCCATGCCAACAGTTGCAAATAC